ATGGAGAAACTGGACGAAATCGCAAAAGAGGAATTTAGTTATGGATCATGAAGAGTATGAGCACATCAACGATGACTTCCAAGATGGATGGTGGTTGTTACCAGAGTATCAAGATTCTGAAGACGGGGATCAACGTCAAGAAAGTAGTTGATCAACTGAAGAAAAATCCAGGAGACTGGGACCACCAGAAAAATCTGGAAGGGTCTCAGTCTCTTCTTGATAGAGGATTTGCAGACTTGCCAGTTAGCGCACTTCAACTTATAATAGGTGGTGTCAAACACAAAGACGACTTTGTGGGAGACTCTGAGATCAACATCAAAACCCCTGCCTACGCTCATCACAGTGAGATCAGAAAGATCATACGCAAGCACTTTAAGAAAGCAGACATTCATCGATGCGGCTTTCTTTCACTCCCTGTAAATGAGATTGTAGGAGCACATATTGACGAAGGTACATATTACCTTACACGAAATCGATACCATCTTTCTATTCTTGGAAGGTATCAGTATTTCTGTGGAAAGGAAAGTGTCATCGTAGAACCAGGCACTCTCCTCTGGTTCAATAATAAATTACCTCATGGCACTGTTAATATCGGTGATGAGACACGCATAACATTTGTATTTGACATTCCTCATGGACAAAGTTGAAATCCTAATTCTAAGAAATCTACTGTATAATGAGGAGTATCTTCGTAAGGTTGTTCCTTTCATCAAGGCAGATTACTTTGAGGATCCTCAGCAAAAGATTGTATTTGAGGAAGTTCTTAACTTTGTCAGTGAATACAATCAACCAGCCACGAAAGAAGTTCTCTGTATTGAAGTAGAGAAACGACAAGACATTAACGATACTACCTTTCAAGAGATCACTAAGTTGATTAGTTATCTTGAAGATGTTCCTACTGACTTTGATTGGTTGGTGGACACAACTGAGAAGTGGTGTCGTGATCGTGCCATCTATCTGGCACTGATGGAATCTATTGCCCTTGCTGACGGTAAGGACAAAGAGAAAGATAGAGACGCCATTCCAAGTATTCTGTCAGATGCTCTGGCAGTTTCTTTTGACACGCATATTGGTCACGACTACTTACTTGATTATGAGCAACGTTATGAGTCATACCATAAGAAAGAAGACAAGATCGAATTCGACCTTGAGTATTTCAACAAGATTACGAAAGGTGGTCTCCCGAACAAAACGCTTAATATTGCTCTTGCTGGCACTGGGGTCGGGAAATCTTTGTTTATGTGTCACGTCGCGTC